GCCGAGGTTCGGTCATTGGCTCACGTGCTCGGGCAGACGGTGGGACGGACCTTCCAGGCGACCTGCGATGCCGCACTCGGCGACGCCCGTTGCGGCATCAATCTGGAGAACTCCGCGTTCAAGGGCACGGGTGGCGTCATTGATCTACTGCGCGACCGGGCCTTCACAGCATCAGGGCTCGGCAGTTTCCCGTCTGGCTGGTTCACCTTCGGCACGGTCGAATGGACAAACGGCACGAATGCCGGGCGGCGCGCCGAAATCATCGCGCATGACGTGACGGACGGCATCGCGGTGCTGACACTGCTCGAAGCACCAGTGCGATCTATCGTGGGCGGTGATGCTTTCACCATTCGCGCAGGCTGCGACAAGCGTATCGAGACCTGCAGCACGAAGTTCGCCAATACCGCCAATTTCCGGGGTTTCCCGCACATCCCCGGCCAAGATGCGGTTCTGCGGTACGCCACGAGGGATGGCGGCCACGAGGGGTCCGTGCTTTGACCTCCGCCGATCCCGCACGTGTCATTGCCATCGCGCGCTCTTGGCGCGGCACGCCGTATCACGACCAGGCCAGCCTGCGCGGTGTCGGCTGCGATTGCCTCGGGTTGGCGCGCGGCGTCTGGCGTGAGGTCGTCGGCCCTGAACCGTTCCCGGTCCCTCCCTATAGCCGGGATTGGGGCGAGACCGGACCGCGTGAGGTTCTTGCGATCGGTGCTGGTCGCATGATGCCGGAGATTGCACCATCGGAAGCGGGTCCCGGCGCGCTGGTCCTCTTTCGCATGCAGCCCCGCGCCATTGCCAAGCATGTCGGGATCCTCACCGGACCCGACACCTTCCTCCACGCCTATGAGCGCCTTGGCGTGATCGAGGAACCCATCACCCCGTCCTGGCTGCGGCGCATCGCCTTCGCCTTCCTGTTCCCGCAACGCTGAGATCCACAAATGGCCACCCTCGTTCTTGGTGCCGCTGGCGCTGCCATTGGCGGCAGCATTGGCGGCGCAATCCTCGGCGTCAGTGCAGCCACCATCGGTGGCTTCATCGGCTCCACCATAGGCTCGGTTGTCGACAGCTGGATCATCTCGTCACTGGCGCCGACCCAGCGGATCGAAGGCGCGCGGATGGACAATCTGCGTATCACCTCGGCCACCGAAGGGGCGGTGATCCCACGGCTCTATGGCCGCATGCGGATCGGTGGCAACATCATCTGGGCGACCGATTTTCGCGAGGAGACCAAGACCACCACGCAGGGTGGCGGCAAGGGCGGCGGGGGCAAGGTCAAGACCACCGAATATTTCTACTATGCCAGTTTCGCGGTGGCGCTCTGCGAGGGCCCGATCACCGGCCTCGGCCGCATCTGGGCCGACGGCAAGCTCCTCGACACTGCGGGCATCACCTGGCGCTGGTATCCGGGCGACGAAAGCCAGACCGCGGACCCGTTCATCACAGCCAAGATGGGTGCGGCCAATACGCCAGCCTATCGCGGCACAGCCTATGTCGTCTTCGAGGATCTGCCGCTTGGTAACTATGGCAACCGCATCCCGCAGCTGAGTTTTGAGGTGTTCCGCCCGCTGGCCGACCCGGATACGGCCGAGGGGCTCACGCAAGCGGTTACCATGATCCCGGCGTCGGGTGAGCTCGCCTATGCCACGCAGGGCATCCGGAAGGGAGGTAGCGGCTCGTCCGAGCCCGAGAACCTTAATGCGTTGACCGACACCGCCGACATGGTTGTGGCGCTGGACCGGCTGCAGGCCATGGCACCAAAGGTCGAAAGCGTGTCGCTGGTAGTGGCTTGGTTCGGCAACGATCTGCGTGCTGGAAACTGCCAAGTGCGGCCGGGCGTCGAGGTCGCCGCGAAATCGACCACGCCGTCGACATGGTCCGTGAATGGCGTCAGCCGCGCAAATGCCTTCCTGGTCAGTCGCGACGATCAGAACCGCCCGGTCTATGGCGGCACGCCCGCCGACTTTTCCGTTGTGCAGGCGATACAGGAGATGAAGGCACGAGGTCTGCGCGTCACCTTCTATCCGTTCATCCTGATGGACGTGCCGCCCGGCAACACGCTGTCGAACCCGTATTCCGACAACGCCGCCGAGACCGGCCAGCCCGCGTTCCCATGGCGCGGCCGGGTCACCTGCTCGCCTGCCACAGGCTACGCGGGATCGGTCGACAAGACCGTCACGGCGGCCAGCCAGGTCGCGGCGCTGTTCGGCGCGGCGACACCCGCAAGCTTCAATGTTTCAGGTCAGTCCGTCTCGTGGACTGGCGCTGCGAACGACTGGGGTCTGCGGCGCATGGTGCTGCACTACGCCCATCTCTGTGCCGTGGCGGGCGGGGTCGATGCCTTCCTGATCGGTACCGAGATGCCCGGGTTGACGACGATCCGATCGGGCGCGGCAACCTATCCGGCGGTGCAGGCCTATCGGGACCTTCTTGCGGATGTGCGCTCGATCCTCGGGTCCGGGACGAAGATCGGCTATGCCGCAGACTGGAGCGAGTATTTCGGGCACCAGCCGGGCGATGGCTCGGGCGATGTGTTCTTTCACCTGGATTCGCTCTGGGCCGACCCCGAGATCGATTTCGTCGGGATTGACAATTACATGCCGCTCTCCGACTGGCGCGATGGGTTCGAACATACCGATGCGCAGGACGGCTGGCCCGCGATCTACGACCGGGCCTACCTGCAGGGGAACATCGCGGGCGGCGAAGGCTTCGACTGGTTCTATGCCAGTGCGGCCGACAGGTCAGCGCAGGTCCGCACGCCGATCACGGATGGCGCTGCCAGCAAGCCGTGGGTCTTCCGCTACAAGGATCTGCGGGCCTGGTGGTCGAACGCGCATTACGACCGTCCGGGCGGGGTGGAGAGCGGGACACCGACCGCCTGGGTGCCGCAATCCAAGCCGATCTGGTTCACGGAGCTCGGCTGCCCGGCAATCGACCGGGGCACCAATCAGCCCAATGTCTTCTTCGACCCGAAATCATCCGAAAGCTTCGTGCCGTATTTCTCGCGGGGCTGGCGCGATGACGCGATCCAGCGGGCCTATCTCGAGGCGACCTATCTGTTCTGGGGCGACGCGGCGAACAACCCGGTATCCTCGGTCTACGGTGGGCGGATGGTGTACGTTGCCGAATGCGCCGCCTGGACCTGGGATGCGCGACCCTATCCGTTCTTCCCGGCGCTGACCGACGTCTGGACGGACGGGGGCAACTGGCGGCTCGGCCACTGGCTGACCGGGCGACTTGGCGCGGTATCGCTGGCAGCCCTCGTCCGGCATCTCTGCCTGCGGGCCGGAATGCCAGAAGCCCGGATCGACGTCACCGGCCTTTGGGGTGCAGTCGAGGGCTACGCCATTGGCGCGCTGGAATCCCCGCGCGCCTCGATTACCACGCTGTCGCGGCACTTTGGCTTCGACGCGGTCGAGACCGAGGGCATGATCCGTTTCCTCATGCGTGGGCGGGCGTCCATCACCAGCATCGCGCCCGACGATCTGGTGGCGGCCCGCGAAGGCGACCTACTGGAACTCACCCGCGCGCAGGAAACCGAACTGCCGCAGGCGCTCAAATGGCAGGTGGCCCGGGCCGACGAGGATTACGACGCCGCCTTGGTTGAGGCGCGACGCATTACGGTGGACACGACGCGCATCGCCTCAGAAAGCTTCCCCATGGCAGTCCCGCCAGAGGAGGCCGAGCGCCGCTGCCGCCGCGCGCTGATGGAAGCCTGGAGCGGGCGGGAGACGGCAGCGTTTCGCTTGTCGCCCTCACGGCTGGCGCTGGATCCGGCGGATGTTGTCACGCTGGCACATGACGGGCGGCATATCCCGCTGCGATTGGTCTCCATCGCTGATGCCGAGGCGCGAGGGATCGAAGCTGTCCGTCAGGATCGCGAGGCCCACGACCTGCCGCCCGGATCGCAACGCCCATCGTCCCTGTCAAAGGCTGTGGTGTTCGGCGCGCCCGAGGTGGTGCTAATGGACCTGCCGCAACTGACCGAGGATCAGCCCGCGCATCGGCCGTTCATTGCTGCCCATGCCACTCCCTGGCCGGGGGAGATGGCGGTGTTTCGAAGCCCGTCGACAGACGGGTTTGAGTTGCTGACCAGTTTTGGCAGTCGTGCCCGGATCGGGACGTTGGTGTCGGATTTCTTCGCAGGCCCGACCTCGCGCTTCGATCTTGGCAATGCGCTGGTGATCGATTTGCTCTCTGGCACGCTGGAAAGCGTCACTGACCTGACTCTGCTCGGTGGGGCCAATGCGCTTGCCATAGAGACGGCACCCGGCGTCTGGGAGATCGTCCAGGCGAGCGCGGCCGAGCTTATCGCGCCAGGTCGGTATCGCCTGACCCGGCTCCTGCGCGGTCAGCGCGGAACCGAAGGTGCCATGGCCAATCCGGCTCCGGTAGGCGCGCGGGTGGTGGTATTGGACGACGCTCTGGCCTCATTGCCAATCGCAGAGGTGGATCTCGGGCTGCCATGGAACTGGCGCATCGGCCCGGCAAGCCGGTCTGTCAGCGATGAGACCTATGTTGCGGCCTCCTTCACACCAGTGGGCGTGGGCCTGCGGCCATTCTCGGTCGCCCATGTCAAGCAGCCATGGCGCAAGCCGCGCACGCCGGGCGATCTGACCATTCGTTGGACGCGGCGATCCCGGGCTCTTGCGGCAGACAACTGGGGCGCGGTCGACGTACCGCTGATCGAGGAGACCGAGGCCTACGAAGTGGAGATCCTCGATGGCGCAACGGTCAAGCGCACCCTGACTACAGTCACCACCAGCGCGGTCTACACCGCCGCAGACCAGACCGCCGATTGGGGCGCACCGCTCGCCACCGGCGACAGCCTCACCGTCCGCATCTACCAGCTCTCCGCCCTCGTCGGGCGGGGCGCGCCGAAAACCGTCACGCTCACGTTCTGAAGGCCATCCCATGTCCGACGCCACGACCCATCTCCTGCTGCCCTACATCCTTGCGGCGCAGGCCCAGAAGCACGTCACCCACAACGAGGCGCTGCGGATCCTAGACGGTCTCGTCCAGCTCTCGGTCCTCGACCGGGACCTGACAGCGCCGCCCGCAAGCCCAGCCGATGGCGACCGCTACATCGTCGGCTCGGGCGCGACGGGCGAGTGGGCGGGATGGGATCTGAACGTCGCGCTTTGGACCGATGGCGCCTGGCTGCGCCTTCCACCGCGCACCGGCTGGCGGGCATGGGTCGAGGACGAGGGCCTGTTGCTGGTCTACGATGGCGCGGGCTGGGTCGGCACCACACCCAGCGAGTTGCAGAACCTCGCGCTGCTCGGTGTCGGCACGACGGCCGATGCGGCAAACCCGTTCTCGGCCAAGCTGAACACCGCGCTTTGGACGGCGAAGACCGTGGCTGAGGGTGGCACCGGCGATCTGTTCTACACCATGAACAAGGAGGCGGCGGGTGACGATCTTGGGCTGACACTGCAGACCGGCTTCGTGACCAAGGCGCTGGTCGGCCTCTTCGGGTCGGACCGCTTCCGGCTGGCAGTCTCGGCCGATGGCAGCGCCTTCTTCGACGGGCTGAGCATCGACAACGCCAACGGCATCGTCGATCAGCCGCAGCTGCCGCGCTTCAAGGCCTACACGAACTACGACAACTACGTCGGCGTCGGGACCTGGACGAAGATCGACCTCAACAATACCGACTATAACGATCAGGGCGCGTTTGATGCCGGAACCAACCTGTTCACGGCCCCCGTGGACGGCACCTACCTTTTTAGCGCGACGCTTCTCTACAAGGTCAATTCCAGCACCGCGGCCCGGATGCGCGGTCGTCTCGTGCTGAACGGAGCGACCGAAATCCGAGGGTCCTACGGCGAGATCAGCGGCGCGCATGTCTCGGAAGCCACGGCCCTCTGGCTTCAGACGATGGTGCCGCTGACGGCGGGCGATACGGTTGAACTCCAGGGATATTTCCGCGCCCAGGATGGGTATTTCGCGGCGGATCATACGTCCCTTTGGGGCTGCAAGATCGGTTAAGCATCGGGAGGACTGACCC